GCCGCGTTTTTGACTTTGGGTATGCCTTCGTACAGGACTACCGTCTTGGGTGTTTTGGCTTCGCCAAAAATAGCCCATAAGAAGGTGACCTTGACGAGGACATATTCCGAATCGCTCCCTATTCCCTTTCCGTCGCCGCACCTTGGTGGTGCGGTGCATGGTAGGAGACTGTGGAATGCGATATCTCTCGCTCAACAGCGATTTGCTAGATCGTTCCGTTGATTCAAATGCCACTGTAATGTGGAAAGGAGCCCATCTTGGGCGCAATGACCAACCTGCTCGTCAAAGACGATGCAGCGTCACCGGTAGAGTACACTTTCAAACCTGTCACCGATAAGGACGGAAGTCCCTATTGGCGCACCAGTATTTCTGGTGTTCCCCTCGAGGGTCAGATGCGATACCGTTTAACGGAGGAGCAGCTGAAGGATGGGAATTGGAAGCGTACCGCGAAGCTCGAAGTCCCCGTAATGGAGACTTTGGGTGCGTCGGGCACTTCAGCGGGCTACGTTGCGCCACCAAAAGTGGCGTACGTAGAAACCCTTATCACCACCCATTTCTCCAATCGGAGAAGCACGGTGGCGGATAGGGCAAATACCCTGAAGTTGCATCTCGGCGCCCTGCAAGGGGCGTCGTCTACGACTGCGACGGGTGTACTGAATCAGGCTTCGGCTGGATCGGCTTTCGCAAACTCGATCCTTCCGGTGCCCACGTTCTATACATCCGGCGAAATCCCAAGTTAATTGGGACTCAGTCGGCCGATAAACCAGCTACTCTAGTAGTAGGAGGATTGATGAATACTTTCATCGAATCTGGTTTAGTTGATCCCGAGGCCTACAAGGGCTTGACGGATTGGCTAGCACCACGGCAGTACAAAGACGGTCTGTCTTTTGTGACTGCGGTCTCGACCATTTACTCCAAAAGGGGAGTATTCTCGATGGGACTCCACAAACTTGTGGAGTCCGGCGAGTTCCGTGCCGTTGTTGAGTGTAAGGTCCCTACGGATCTTCCGCTTGATGATTATCGCGGTGCCCGTCAAATTCAGGCGCTTTTTAACAAAAGTGCGTGGATCGATCTTGGATACAACCCACTCTTCGAGGGCGTTAATGCGTTCTTGAAGGCGGAGCTCAGGTGTGAGGAGGTCAACCGAAACTTGCTCAGTACTGCCACAAAGGCCGTACGACAGATTTTCCATCTGGCGTCACGTAAAATTAGTGCTGTGCTCGGGGAAGTCCCTTCTCTTGAGTCACTTGAGTTCAGATATGGTCCAGGGGCTAACACGAGCGTTCGCATGGCGGAAGCTTCCTTGTCAGGGAAGCTGTCAGCCACGCTAGCGTGTAGCGAAGACATGTTTCCAACCGTGGGGATCCTGCTCTCGCAGTTCCCTTACCTCGTAGAGCACCACTCTGTGAAGAGCAATACTCTATTTCCGCTATGGGTTGAGGATCCCGATGAAACTCGGTTCCTCGTTCCCGTCCGGAAGGACGATGGAAAACTTGTTTTCGTTCCGAAGAACTGCAAGACTCACCGCCCTATCATTGTTGAGCCAATCCTTAACGGGTTGTTTCAACTGGGGGTGGGATCCTACTTGAAGAGTAGGTTGCGTTCTGTGGGCCTGGACCTCACGGATCAAGAACGGAATCGTAAGCTGGCTAGGGAAGGTAGTGTACAGGGAAACCTGTGCACTATCGACCTTAGTTCGGCCAGCGATACGCTCTCGTGGGGTTTAGTTGCTGATTTGTTGCCTCCTGATTGGCTTGAATTCCTGAGCCAGTTTAGGACGGGAACCTTCTCTTACGAAGGAGCCTCGTACCGTCTGGAGAAATTCAGCAGTATGGGGAATGGGTTTACGTTCGAACTAGAGTCCTTGATTTTTTGGGCTTTAGCTTGGGCGTCTACCCGCTCCGTCGGTGGGGATGTTAGCACTATCGGCGTCTTCGGGGACGATATTATCGTCCCAACGGAGGCGACGCAGACTTTGCTTGAGGTCCTGGACTCAGCAGGTTTCTGGGTTAACCCCGAGAAATCATACTGGGAGGGACCTTTCCGCGAGTCCTGCGGTGCCGATTGGCTCTCTGGGGAAGACGTCCGTCCTTTTTACCTCAAAGACGAGGTTTCGGATAAGACTCTCTTCTGTTTCCACAACTGGGCCATGCGCAGAGGCGAGCGTGAGCTCGCTTCTTTGTGTGAGTCCTGGACGTGGGAACACAACCGTATCTACGGACCCGATGGGTATGGAGATGGCCACCTTCTTGGTAGCCATACTCTTTACGCCCCTCGTAAGTTTCGTAGACGCGGTTGGGAGGGAGGCTTTTTCGATACATACTCACTTCGGCCTATCCGCCTCAAGAAGCGGAGACCGGGTGAT